GTGATGCAAATTGAGGGTGGGTATCGGGAACCGTTGCGCCCTTTGGGTGAGGCGGGTTATCAGTTGTGGGCTGAGGTGTTTGGGGTTGGTGAGTTGTGGGTTAGCCCAAAGACTGACACCCAGCTTTTGCAGATGGTGTGTGAGCTTTTGGACAGGCGCGAGATTTTGCGCGAGGAGTTTCTGGCTGACCCTACTGAGCGCAAGGTGAACATGTCGCTGCTTGAAACCGAGAAACTGATTCAGTCATCGTTGTCGCTGCTCGGGTTCACCCCGTCTGATCGTTCGAAGCTTGGACTGGCTGAGGTGAAAGCGAAATCGAAACTTGAGGAGCTGATGGATCGCAGGGCGAGCAGGTTTGAAGATGGAGCAGAGTAGCTGGCCTCCTCGGTGGCTGACCCCTGTTCCTGCTGAGGCGATCAAGCGCGGTAGGCACTTTGAGCCTGTTTCGTTATTCGCTGAGGCGTTTGGGATTATCACTAAGGATTCTGTGGCGGGTGTCACTGGAACGGCTTTGGACTTGCGACCCTGGCAGGTGAGCCTTCTCGAACATATGTTCGCTGTTGAGGGTGGCGGGTATCGTCATCAGTCTCAACTTGTGGGCATGCCTCGGAAGAATGGGAAGTCAGCGCTGGGCTCTGTCATTGCGCTTTATGGTTTGATTCTTGGCCCTAAGGGTGCTGAGGTTTATTCTGTGGCTGCTGAGAAGGAGCAGGCCCGGATTGTGTTTGCTGATGCTAAGCGCATGATCGAGGGGTCTAGTGAACTGTCTGGCATTACGAAGCTGTATCGTGATGCGATTGAGCTGCCCAGGTTTGGTTCTGTTTATCGTGTTGTGTCTGCTGAGGCGTATAGCAAAGAAGGCCTGTCACCTACTTTGACGGTGATGGATGAGGTTCACGCTCAGAAGAACCGCGACCTTTACGACACATTTTCTTTGGCTATGGGTGCGCGTGGGAAGCTCGCCACACTCATTGGCATCACAACCGCTGGGGTGAAGGCTGATAGCACAGGGCGTGACTCGATTGCTTATTCGTTGTATCAGTATGGGCAGAAGGTTGCGCGTGGTGAGGTGGATGACCCTAGTTTCTTCATGGCGTGGTGGGAGTCAGCGGAAGAAGCCGATCATAAGAGCCCTGAGACTTGGATGGAGGCGAACCCTGGGTTCGGGGATTTGAACGCGGTGAGCGACTTTGAGAGTGCTGTGAGGCGCACCCCTGAGGCTGAGTTCAGAACTAAGCGTTGTAACCAGTGGGTGAGTTCGCAAATGTCGTGGCTGCCAACCGGATCCTGGGAGGCGTGCGAGGGTGAGTTTGTGGTGTCACCTGATGATGAGATTGTGTTGGGCTTTGACGGTTCCTTCAGTGGGGATGCTTCTGTGATCGTGGGCGCGGTTGTGCCTAAGGATGATGAGCCGGTGAAGGTGTTTCTGGTGAAGGCGTGGGAGAAAGACTTGAACATCCACGATGACGATTGGAGGGTGGACATTGCTGAGGTCGAGCAGACTGTGTTGGATTTCTGTCAGGCTCACCCTAAGGTGCGTGAGGTTGCGTGCGACCCTTTCCGCTGGCAACGTTCGATGCAGGTTTTGGAGGATAAGGGTGTGCCGATTGTGGAGTGGCCTAGCACCTCGGCCCGCAGAATGGTGCCTGCCTGTGCTGCCACGTTCGATGCTGTGATGGAGTCAAGGCTAATCCATGACGGGAACCCGATACTTGCCAGACACCTCAGCAACGCGGTCACAAAGATTGACAACATGGGGCCACGCATTGTGAAAGACTCTAGAAACAGCCCGCGCAAGATTGATGCTGCTGTTGCTATGGTGCTTGCAGTAGATAGGGCACTCACAGGCGCTAAACTAGAACCAGTGCCTGAATTCTTTGGATAGGTGTGATGGTTAGTTCAACTTTGCAAATAGTAGGCGCAGCAACAATTGTTGCAGGCGTAATGCTCATTTCTGTCCCCGTGGGGCTTGTGGTGGGTGGCGCTGTTCTTGTTTTACTCGGATTAGCTTTGGGGCGATAAGTGGTATTCAACAAACTGTGGGAAGATCGGGCAATTAGTTTCCAGTCAATTTGGGAGACTGGTGATGATGTTGCTTTGGGCAATCAGTCAGGCACTCACATTGATGAGGCGAACGCGCTCACGATTGCGGCAGTTCATTCCGCCGTGTCTCTGATCGCTGACACTGTTAGCACTTTGCCGGTGGATTGTTTCTTCCGTTCTGATGGCAACCGCAGACCTTTCCGGCCTAAGCCTTCCTGGGTGGGGCAACCTGACGTGAACTTCAACGGGCACGCTGTTTTCTATAACAGCCTGCTGGTGTCGCTCCTGGTGGATGGTAACGCTTTTGTGAGGGTGTTCAGTAACCGCGCGGGCGAGGTTGTGAACCTGGTTGTGTTGAACCCGAACACTGTGGAGATTACCCGGAACCCTAAGGGCTTGCTGGTGTTCACTGTGCAGGGTGAGGACAGGCCACTCACCTCGGAGCAGATTCTTTATATCCCTGACTTGTTGCGCCCTGGTACGGTGCGCGGCGTGTCGCGGGTTCACGCTTTGAAAGAGAACCTGGGGTTGTCTAAGGCGTTGGAACTTTACGCGGCTACCTTCTTTGGGCAGGGCACAACCTTGCAGGGTGTCATTGAGTACCCTGGCGCTCTCACTATGGAGCAGGCCGATTCTTTGCGCGGTTCATTCGATAACGCTCACAAGGGGTGGCGTAAGAGTGGGCGCACAGGGATTCTGAGCGGTGGTGCGAGCTTCAAAGCGACACAGGCAGACCCAGAGAAGTCACAAGCATTAGAGGCCCGCAGAATGGCTGTGGAGGATATTGCGCGGATTTGGCGGATACCGTCACACATGCTGAACCTGCCTGGCACAAACACTTATTCGAGCGTTGAACAGAACATGCTCGGTTTTGTGACTCACACGTTGCGCCCATATGTGACAAAGATTGAGGATGCGATGAGTTCGCTCATGTCGCGTTACCCTGGCGGCGCTGAGAGTTTCATCAAGTTCAACATGAATGGTTTGTTGCGGGCTGACATTCAAAGCCGGTTCAGCGCGTATAGCACTGGGTTGCAGTCTGGGTTCCTGGCGATCAATGACGTCCGCCGCTTAGAGGACTTATCACCACAGGAGGGCGATGCTGCAAGCGCGGTGCGTGTCCCCCTTGCGAACGTGAACCTGTCTGAGTCTGGGGTGAAGGCGCAACGCGAGAAAATCCAAATGGTGCGCGATCTGGTGTTTGCTGGGTTCGACCCTGGCGAGGCCATGGAGATGATTGGGTTGCCTGCTGTGGCACACACTGGCCTGCCTTCAGTTCAGTTGCAGGGCGTGGCACAGGTAGACCCTGAGGATCCTGATTCGGTGTATAAGGATGAGGTGACTTGATGGCGCTGACCAACGCGCAATATACAGTCGCGGAAAGCACTCGCGTTCTCATTGCTTCGGCTGACAACATGCCACAAGATGTGATTATCCATGAAGGTGATAACGCTTCGAGCACTACCTGTTTTCTTGGGGATAGCGCGGTGACTGGCACGACTGGCCTGCACATTCATAACGGTGAAACTTTGCAGTTTACTTTGCGCCCTAGCGATGAGCTATACGCGTATAGCAGTCAGGGAGCTCCCGTGCTTCACGTTATACAGATTCAGAAGAATGACTGATGACAGAAGTTAGAGAACTACCCGACAACTACCGGCCCGCCACTAGCGAGGATGTCCCTGAGGGTCGCGCGTGCGGTAACTGCATTTTCTTCAATGAGGAGAAGCTGGATGATGAGGGTCGCGCTTATTGTGAGCGCTGGGATGCGTATGTGCAGGGCGGACATTATTGCAACGCTTGGCAGGGCGAGGATGAGGCGCGGGCTGAACCCGATGGGCTTTCTGTGAATGATTTTGTTGAGTGGGATAGTTCGGGGGGTATGGCTCGCGGGCAGGTCACCAGCATTGAGCGTGACGGTTCTATCAATGTCCCTGACAGTGATTTCACTATCAGTGGCACTGAGGATGACCCTGCCGCGCTGATTCGTGTGTGGCGTGAGTCTGAGAACGATGATGGGCAGATGGAGTGGAACCCCTCAGATGTTTTGGTGGGGCACAAGTTTTCTACACTGACTCTGATTGATTCTTTGTCTGAGCGTTCTGAGAGGCGTGATGTGGATTTGACACCACCGGCTTACATGCGTGCGAGTGCCCGCAGAGGGCTTGAGTGGCACGCTGAGGGACTTTCTGGCGATGGTCTACTGGATAGGACTGTGCGAGAAGCTAGGGCCTTAGCGGGGGGTTCAGTCACAGCGGATAAGTGGGTTCGGTTGCGTGCTTTTCTTGCACGTCACATGGTGGACTTTGATGCACCCGCAGCCTCCCCCGATAATGAGCGCTTCCCTTCACCTGGTGTTGTGGCAATCGCTTTGTGGGGTGGTGGCACTTCCCGCCGATCAGCGCAACGCGCTATGGACTACGCGGAGGGTGTCATTGGTAGAATAGAAGAAGAAAATGAAGGCCGAGCTAAGGGGCAAGCATTGAGCAAGATGGAAACCCGCGTTACCGTTACCGATTTTGAGGTGCGCGAAGAAGCTGATGGGATGCACCTGACAGGGTATGCGGCCCGTTTCAATGAGGCTTCTGAGCCTCTACCGTTCAGGGAATATATTGCGCCTGGCGCGTTCAAGCGTTCCCTCCAAACCCGTAACGATGTGAAACTGCTTTGGAACCACGATAGCTCCACCGTGTTGGGATCCACTCGCGCTGGAACTTTGAGGCTGAGCGAGGACGCAAAGGGTTTGCAAGTGTCTGCCACGTTGCCTGACACTCAGGCAGGGCGCGATGCAAAGGTTCTAATAAACCGTGGCGATGTGACCGGCTTCAGCTTCGGTTTCACTGTGCCCTCAGGTGGTGACTCCTGGAATGAGGATGGCACCGAGCGCACGTTGAACCTTGTGCGCCTGATGGAGGTTTCCACGGGTGTCGCGTTCCCCGCATACCCCACAACGAACGGCACCGCTTTGGTGCGCGGCTGGGACAAGATTGCAGAACGGGCCAATGTGGATGCTGATGCTTTGGCTGATGCGCTGTTGAAGATTGAGAGTGGCGAGGACATCAGCAGTGATGATCGGCAACTCATTACGACTGTGCTCGATAAGCTCTCACCTGTGGAGCAGGTCGAGGAGTCTAAGGGTGATCTGGATATGCTTGCTTTGAAGAAGAAGAAGCTAGAACTTTTGATGGGCCTCTAATGCCTCGAAAAGATAAGTATGGAAAAGGCGGGAAGCGTAAATGATGGCTACTAGGGATGACATCAAGAAAGCTATTTTGCGGGTTGCTGGCGATCCGGTTTCGGGGGCGATTGCTTCGCTTGCTGATGAGATGGCTGATGCTGTGGTTGCGTTGGATGATTCTTCTGCTGAGACACCGAAGAAGGTGAAGCCCGCTAGGGGCACTGTTCAGCAGGCAGAGAAAGAAACTCGTGTCATGGAGGCTGTCGAACAGCGCTAACGGGTTCCCCCCTGCCGATTTCCCTTCGTTGTTCCGGCAGGGGGTTTTCTTTTGCCTAAAAATAGTTTGCGTTGTGGCTTGCATTGTGTGTGTATATGCTATACACTTTAGATATGACAACGAAAGGAAACACAATGACCACCTTCCTCGAAGACCTCGATCCAGACGAACTCGACACAATCGCAGAAGCGTATGACCTGAACCTAACATGGGGACAAGACACCATCACGCGAAACCGATAAGTCACAGCAGGAAGCCCTCGCTTCGGCGGGGGTTTTCCTTTGCCCACAGTAAAGGCACGCCTACCTTATACAATGGGAGTACCGGATTTGTGCGTGATCGCTGCTGGTAGTAGTTGAGTGTCATCACCGCTGCGAAACAAACTAATCAAACTATTGAAAGGGCATAATATGTCTGAGTTCATCAAGACTCAGGAAGAAGCCCGCGCAAACCTGACAATGCAGATCCGTGAAGTTATTGACGGTGCAGAAGCAGACTCGCGTGGACTTGACTCCGCTGAGTTGCAAAAAATTGACCGTATCGAAAGCGACATCCGCAAAGCTGATGAGGCGCTTGAGGTTGCACGCCGTTCCGCTGACCGTCTCGCACAGGCTTCTGAAGCTTCGCGTGGCCTTGAGGTTGTCGAGGAAGCACGCGGCGCAGCCGATGTGTTCCGTTCGATGGCTCGCGGTGAAATCCGTGGACACGACTTCACGATGGAAAAGCGTGCCACGCTTGTTCCCTCTGCGAACACCGTCCCCGTGGACTTCCTTGACCGCGTTTACGCGCTCGCTAAATTGGTTGGGCCTTACCTGGAGACCTCAGAGGTTTTCAACCGCGACTCAGGTTCCGACCTTCGCGTTCCAGTAATGACGGCCTACAGCACTGCAACGGAAACCGCTGCCGGCGCTGCTATGGATGAGTCCGAGAACACTTATGGTTCTCTCCTCCTTCAGCCTGCCAAGCAGGGCTTCATCGTCAAATTGGCGAACGAACTGATTAGCGATGCTGGGTTCGACATCGAAAGCTCGATTATCGAAAATGCGGGCGTAGCAATCGGTACCCGCGTGAACACCATCGTGAACGCAGCAGTTGAGGCTGTTGCAGGCGCTGGCGTAACCGCTGCTTCCGCAACGGCTATCACCGCTGACGAGCTGATTGAGCTTGCCTTCTCCCCTGATGGCATGGTTCGACTTTTGCCAGGAACCGGATTCATGGTCGCACCTAGCACTATGGCTCTGATTCGTAAGCTGAAGGATTCCGATGGTCGCTACATTCTCGACCCAATCGTTTCCTCTGTGACTGGCAACGCAAGCGCAACTCTGCTTGGGTTCCCCGTTTTCGAAAATCCCTCAGTAGATGCCGCTACCACCGGAAATCAGGCGGCGTTTTTTGGACATTGGCCAAGCGTGAAGATCGCAACCACCGGACTCGCAACAAGCGTTTCTACCGATGCGTACTTCGCAAATGACATCACCGGCTATAGGTTCACATACCGCGTCGCCGCCGGCGTGGCCAACGGATCCTCGCATATCAAGAAACTGACAATGGCCTAAGCCTTATCGGTTCAAGGAACCCCTCACTGCCTGTCATGGGTGGTGGGGGGTTTCTTATTCCTCCCAATACGTTTCGAGGTACTGAGTCACATAGGTGCCAAAGTCACTGCCTGGGATGAGGCTGGTGGTGAGGCGTTCATGGTTGTCAATGCGTGTGATGGTGTCTGCAACTTTGCGCCACCTGTAGGCGAGCGTTTCCCTGCGCTTCTGGATCTCTAGGGTTTCACCGTCAGGGTAGTAGCCCCAGGGTTCGGTGTAGTCCACTGCTTCAGTCCAGTCACCACAGGCGATGAGTGCCGCCATTGCGTGCCCAACGTGTTTGATGGAACATTCGTCACGATCACCTATGCGCCAGATGGCGTTGAGTTGCTGGTTGAGGCGGTGAATGTTTTGCCGGTCTGTGCGCTTTGAGAGGTCACACTGGGGTTCTGTTGTCATTTCTCTAGTTCCAACCGTCAATGTCACCCTCAGTAACTAGGCTGTCAGCGTAGTCGTGCATGCCTACTCGGTAGGCGATGGGGTCAGTGTCCTTGAGTGCCCTGCTTGTGTCGTACTCCATGCCCGCGATGGTTACCGTTCCATAGCACTCATCTAGCATTTCGTTATATCGTGTTTCCAGTTCCCATTCGGTGATGATGTTTTCGGTGGTCTGCATGATTTCCCTTTCGTTTGCAATAACTAAACTGTACACCATATACACACTGCCTGCTACCACAAACCAGGCACACTGCCCGCGATAGAATAGAACCTGGAGGATTACATGGCTATTGAGAACGGTTACGCGCCCCTTGCTGACGTGAAGGCAGCGCTGAGGGTGCAAGACACGATTGACGACGGCCTGCTTGAGATAAGCATTGAGGCTGCATCGCGTGAGATTGACGGGTTCTGCGAGCGCTTCTTCTACTCGACAAGCGCCACAAGGGTTTACCTCCCCACCGATTCGCTGACAACTCACACCGATGACATCCAAACGGTGACAACTTTGAAGGTAGACACTGCCGGTGATGGCACCTTTGATCAGACTTGGACAACCTCAGACTTTCAACTTTCCCCCCTGAATGGAATCGCGGGCGGTATTGAGACCCCGTTCAACACTGTGAGCGCTGTGGGTGATTACTTGTTCCCTATCTATCAGCCTCGCAACGTGGAGGCTCAGCAGGCTTCTGTGCAGATCGTGGGCGTGTTCGGTTTTGCTTCTATCCCTACAGCGGTGAAGCAGGCGTGCATCATTCTTTCCATGCGCCAGTTCAAGCGGTATGACTCCCCAACGGGTGTGATGGGTTTCGGGGATTTGGGTGTAATGCGTGTGGGTCGCGTGGATCCCGATGTCGAGAAATTACTGATGCCCTTTAGGAGAATGAGAACCGCGTGAGCATCAGCACAATTCGTGACGGCCTTGCAACTAACCTTGCAACGATTTCGGGGCTGAGAACTAAGGCTGA